GCAATAAAATTTAAGATCTTTATTCAATCTAGCTACATTTAACCACGCTTTAAGATAGAGAATATTAAAAAAGTCTCCAGACTCATGTATTCTGACTTTATTAATATTTTTTCTATTAGCTTGAATAGATCGATTAATTAAATCAGTTAATCCTTTTAAATCTTTTTTAATAACATAACTATTAATTAAATCATAATTATATTTTCTACTTTTAAAGACGTTAGGATAACGTAATTCTTCACTAGCAGCAAAGCAAGTAAATAAACTCTCATTACCTCGATTTAATACTCTCTTATCATCTTTTAAAGTCACCCAGGCCTTACAATTATTAGAACCTGGGCAAGTTATACCAGCTGATATAGATAATATCAAAGTATCTTTTGATAGCTTTGCATTCCCTTTACTCATTTTTAAAATCATTTTTTATTATCTCCTTAAATAAACTTATCTTTATTTACATCGATAACTGCAATTTTTGTTAAATTGCTATATCTAACATTTAAGAAACCTACCTTAAATCGTTTAGCATCTTTTTTATTTACATATGCACCTGAACTTATCCCTAAGTTTTGAAAGTCTTTATTAGAATTATAATGTTCTAATATTTCTTTTTTATTTTTAAAGTCGGTACTATAAGCACCTGATACAGTTAATGTGTGATTCATTTTTTTAATTAAATAAGTGTTTACGGCCTTTAACCCTAACGGCCTTTAACGGTCTTTAAGGTTTCCAGGATATTTGAAACTAATAAAATAGTTTCATAAAAGGATATTACTAATATCCCTTTAAGCTACTATTATTATTTTTTTATTTTTTATTCTTCTTTTTCTCTTTCTTCTAAAGTTTCTTTTATTCCATCCAATCCCCTACAAGTTGTTTCTAATTCTTGAAAATATTCATTTACTATATCTCTTAAATATTCATCATCTTTTTTACAATTATCTATAACTTTATTTATTAAATCAATTCTTTCTAATTCTTCTTTAGTAACTTCACTCCATATATAACCACCACCAAAATAATATAAATCTATCCCCATAAATGTTTTATCAACTTCTAATTTCCAATCTAACCATTGTTGTTTTGATTCTTCACAACTTTGATTTTGATAATAATTTAATACATCTTTAGCAACTTCTAATGTGAAATATGGATTGCTCCACCCATTCCACGTTGAACCATCAGAAAATCCTTGAAAGATTTTATCTTCTTCAATTTGAAATTTAGTTAGTTTCATTTTTCTTATTCTCCAAAGTTTGTTAATTCTTCACTAGCCCAATCAAACAATTCTTTTTTAATTGTTTTAATTGTTTCTTCTTCTTTGCCTAACCAATCATTATTTCCTAATAATAAATAATGATTCCCATTTTCTAAAATTTCATACCATCCCCCATAATGAAAAACTCTTACATATTTTGTTTTTCCATCGCTTGTATCTTGGGAACAATTAACCATATATGTATCAACCCCCATTGATTCCAATAAATCAAAGTTTGGTTTAGTAAAGGGAACATCATAAAATTTTGATTCCCATTTTTCAAAAGTAATTTTTTTCATTTTTTAATTAAATAAAGTTTGATAATAAAACTATTTATAAAAATAGTTTTTTAAAACTATCTATAATTAGATAGCTTTAAGAAAATATTTTTATTTATAATGTAGATAATAATTTTTATCTAAATTTAAATTATTAAAATCTTTTTTAATTTCATCACTACACATTAAATCAATTCCAATAAAAGATTTATTTTTTTTATACCAACTAACAACTTTTAATAGTTGTTGTTTGAATTCCTCTACATCATCACATTTAATTACTGTTAAATCACCCTCGCAATAAGTTATTAATTCTAAACTTTTAAAATTAATCCAATTGCCAAAATAACTTGCATCCTCAGTAGTGTCTATTTGTGCAAATCCTTTTTTATAATTACAGATATCATAATCAAATATGTATCTGTCAGAATTGCAGAAAGTTTTTTGTGTTTTCATTTTTTTAATTAAATAATTTTGAATAAAAAAAAGTAAGTCAATCAAGACTTACTTATAGGATGGTTGATTTCTTCTTTTTTTAAAAAATCATTTTCTTGTATTGTAAATAATTTTTCAAATAAATTATTATAGAAATCTTTTTTTCCTCTACTTCCATTAACAATAAAATCAGTAGAAGAATTTATAGCAAGAAGAATTGTATTGTATTCTTCATAGTTTAAAAATTTTTTCATGATTAAATCCTATTTAAAAGTGTCTGTACTTGATTGGTTCTATCTTCCAATCTTGTTTTTAATGTGTTGGTTATTGTTAATCCTTGCCAAAGTAGGATTAGAAAACATCCAAGTGTTAATAATGATCGTGTCATGATTAATTAAATGAAAGTGAATAATTTTCTTGTATTTAGCTTTATTAGCTCGTTAAGAGTGTTAAAGCTTAGATAAGCTTATTTAACTTGGAAAGATAAATAAGATTATTTAAGAAGAGTTAAATACTAGTAAATACTTAAGTCTTCACTATTAATTATATCAAATTATATCAACTATGCACTTCTTATTTAATAATTTATTATCTAATTTTTTTTATGGGGGGGAAAGTTCGCCCGGGAAAAATTTTTTTATGCTACACGGGTAACATAAATATATTCTGCAAATCTTTATTGCTTTGGTTCTATGCGAATTGCAAGTTCTGGAGCTTGGATGTTAACAGTTTCTACGGATTCACCAACTACTTTTCCTAGACTATCGAGGATTTGTGCTGCTGTTTGAAGTTGTCCTTTAGATATAGCTTTGTTAAATAGACGCATACGCATAGCTTGTAGACGAGGAATCATTTTATCTCTTTCTTTAAGCCAATCTTCATCATTCCACTCTTTAACTTTTTTCCAATCTTGCCAACCAGTTACTAGAGATATGCCTTCTTTTTGAGAATGCTCTATGACAAGTTGCCTGGTAGTTTTACCTTCAAGCTGTTTTGAGTATAATCTTTGACAACGAGCTTCTATAACTGCTCTTGAATTAGAACCTCCTGTATATTTTTGAACACGAGGTTTACGTTGAGGAGCTGGTAGATCGTAGTTTAGGTTGTTTATGAAAGATTCAGCCACGGACTTAGTCTTTATAGGGGTTATTATTCTGATGATAGCCTTAAAAGTATGAAATGCGAAAGAAAATGAGTAATATTATGAAAAAAAGGGTGATATGAGCTTAAATGAGGTCAGTTTAAGATATGCACAGGGGGAAGTGTTTAATAGTGAGAAGAGGTTTCGAGTGTTGGTTGCTGGAAGAAGGTTTGGGAAGAGCTATTTAAGCTGTATTGAGTTGTTAAGAGGTGCTATTGAGAGACCTGGAGAGGTTTATTTCTATTGTGCACCTACTTATCGTATGGCGAAGGATATTGCATGGAAGGAATTAAAGAGATTAGTACCTAAAACATGGATTCAAAGTAAAAATGAGACAGATTTAAGGATTGATTTGATAAATGGGTCAAGTATTGAATTGAAGGGTACAGAAAATGCTATGGCATTGAGGGGAAGAAGTTTAGCAGGTGTTGTATTGGATGAAGCTGCGTTTATGGAACGTGATGTATGGGCTGAAGTTATTAGACCTGCTTTGGCTGATAAACAGGGTTGGGCTTTGTTTATTTCTACTCCTGATGGTACTGCAAGTTGGTTTTATGATATGTGGTGTTTTTGTGGTGAGCAGGAGTGGGATGATTGGCAGAGGTGGAGCTTTACTACCATTGAAGGGGGTAATGTAAAAAAAGAAGAAGTTGAAGCAGCAAGAGGACAATTAGACCCAAGAACTTTTAGACAGGAATTTGAAGCTAGTTTTGAAAATCTTACTGGTCTTGTTGCTGTTAGCTTTAGTGATGAGAATATTGATAAGGAAGTAACTGATCTACATATGCTGCCCTTGCTTTTGGGATTGGACTTTAACGTTGACCCTATGGCCGGAATCTGTGCTGTGAAGCATAATGATACACTATATGTCTTTGATGAGATCATGCTGACAGGTGGTGCTACCACTTGGGATTTTGCAGAGGAAGTTGTCAGAAGGTATGGAGTGGATCGGAGAGTGATTGCCTGCCCTGACCCTACCGGTAGTGCAAGAAAGACTAGTGGGGTTGGTGTTACAGATCATACGATCTTGAGAAGGAATGGTTTTACTGTTATGAGTCCTAAATCACCTTGGAGGATCAGAGATAAGATTACTGCTGTTAATACGGCTTTGTATGATGCCGATGGAACAAGAAGAACCTTGATACATCCAAGATGTAAAGAATTAATAAAAGCACTTAGAACTTTGACATATGCACCAAATACAGGATTACCTAATAAAAATCTAGGAGTTGATCACGCATTTGATGCTTTTGGCTATCTTTGTCTACAGCAATTCAACCTTGCCAAACCAGAGACACTAGGGCAGACTTCGTTTAGAATATACTAAGAGTTTCCTTTTTTCACTATGTACCATTCCTCCATGAAGAAGAAAAAGAAGAAAAAGAAAAAGACTAAGAAGAAGTGAGAAAATTTAGGCGAGTAAGACGAGACAAAAAGACAAACGTACCAAGTAAATACCTTTCTGGTGCGAAAAATAAGGCTGCAAAGGCAAAAGAGATTAAAGAAACAGCCGAAAAATACAAAAGAGGGGAATATATTGATATAAAAGCCATTAACAAGTCACGATCTGCCCAAGATGAAACCAAAAAGAAAACCACTAAGCGAAAAAACAAAAGAAACACTAAGAAAAAAGGCAGATAAAAGCCGTTTTACCTACGGACAGCTTGCCCAAGTGTATCGCAGAGGACAGGGAGCATATTTATCCTCTGGATCTCGCAACGTACCAATGGCTGCATGGGCAATGGGCAGAGTAAACAGTTTTATTAGTGGAAAAGGAGGGGCAAGAAAAGCAGATGCTGATATACTTAAAAAGAAATCCAAGAAAAAATGACAGAAATTACTGATGAAATGCTCGATGTTATCGAGAAAGTTAAAGGTAAACGTAATCCTGCTCTTTGGGATCCCAGATGTGAACAATATATGAGAAATAACAGTAAAGATACTGTAAAAAAGTCAACTACAAGTTAAACTATCTATAAATACTCTTTTTTCTTTTTGGATCATGGCATTTTTTCGTGGCGAGGAAGGTTCTGTTAACTTTAAGAACGCTTCTGGTACTACTGAGGCAGTAGTTTCAACTACAGCTTGGACTTTAGATACAACAAAAGATACT